TACGCCACTCTATACAAACTGGGCATACGGTATCATTGAATCTCCGTTTTACACGTCATGAAACCACCAAATACGAACACGTAAAAAGGACGCCCCGGTAGGACGTCCTTAAAATTCATAAACTCATTAAGAGCAGCGAAAAGTATGTACAAAAATAATCATCGCAACAAAAAACATGAGTAGCGCACCAATTTCAGAATATATCGCAAGATTTCTCCACTTATGTCCCCAGCCTATTAATTTATATAACAAAAAGATTGCGGTGGAGTCTTTATTGTGGGAGCAAAATCATTCAAATCTATCGGAGTCTGGTATTCAATAACTCGTTTGATTTTTATCGCAAATCCATAGTTTTTATCTTTAAAATATTCTGAGAAATATTGATGTTCAATGCCTGCGCCCTTTTCTGTCTGACGCCACAATTGTTCGGGAGTCGCTTTGAGAATATGATCAATATAAAATTCTCCCAAAATTTTCCCACACGGCTTGGTCGCGTATATAACCACCGAAGAAATGTCTTGATTTTTAAAAATATTCTTTCTATACTCAAATTTTTTAGATCCATTAATTATCGCAAACGCAAATTCAGGTTTTATTGATAACAAAACTTTCATTGACTCCACCCATTTCTAATATTCGTCTAAATTGATTTTTCATCAAAGGAAGACAGCCCCATCTACTGTCTCTATTTAAGCCAACGTCATCAGCTAATTTTTGTCTAATAAGTCTGACCTTTAATGGGAAATTATACAAGAGCTTAATGATATAAGCCCCTTTTTCTTTACCATAAAATCGAGATAACTCTGCATTAGTAAAAATTGATCCTTTAGAACAATAATCAATATACGCTTCTTTGGTGGGAAAATCCGACGAACGTTTAAGATCTGCAACAGTACAAATGGATGTCGCTACCGAATTATATTCAGCTGGTTTCCCAGACTCACTAGTTCTATAAATTACAACTAAATCACCAACTTTCATTTTAGATATCATCGGCATCCCGGCCACATAAATTTTTTCAATCGTATTAGTAACAGATAAATCTTCAACATTATGATATTTCTCTGTACACAGCTTAGAATCCGGAAACATTTTAGTATGATATGAAGGATAAATTGCCATCAACCAACTTCCAGAGTTCTCATTAATTCGAGGAAAGTCTTTATAAATATCATTTTGAACACTAGCCGTTTTTATATAGACGAGTTCTCCCGTATTCTTTTTTCCATAGAATATAAATCCAAATTTTTCAAAAAGATTAATTAACCCACTTTGTTTCGGAAACAAGGTTACATAAGCTTCATCAAATTGCTCATTTATCATTTTTTGAAAAATAATGCTCAAAAACCGCTGTCCTAAAATAGTTCCATGGGCTATAATTTTAAAAGTCCCAATTTTAAGTCGCCTTTGTTTTTTCATCGGGGGGATAATAGTTAAATCCTCTTCAAATTCTTCTTTTAAATACAGAAATCCTTGTATTTTTTGAAATTCTTTTAATACAAAAACACATTCCCCTTGACAAGCTTTCTTTTTAAACCACTCTTCGAATTTAGGATAATCTTTTTTTAACGAACGAAAAAACTCGTCCTTCAAGTTAAGCTCATCAAATTTGACAACTCTGATAGCATCCCCAGACATGACTCACCCTCCCAAAAGATTTACTATCAGTATATCAAAAAAAATATGATAAAAACAATCATCCAACAAAACAAGACGCCCAATCACAGAGCGCCTTGTTTTGTGTCATGCAATATATTATTAGGAGGTGTTCACACTATTACTATACCAGCATTTTCCGTACCAAGTTGATACGAAAGCGTACCGTTTGTAACATCACTTAATTTCTATCGGTAAAAACAAAATGCATCTGCAAGGGAATTGATAAGGGACCGAACATCATCATTGATACTTTTTCCAAAACTCTACCGGAGCGTTTTCTTACAGCCGGTTCACTTAGATGTAACACATCCGCAATACGCATCCAGGAAGCCCCGTTAATGAAACGTTCTACAACAATAGTGCGGTCAGCATAGCTTAGAGCCTCTATAGAACGGTCAAGTCTCTTAATTACCGGCTCAATCTTATTCAGTTCTTCCTGAATATTTTTTTGCTGTTCTTCAATTTTTTCTTTTTCACACATGGACTTTTCTTCCTGGCTTAACATTTCCCCATTACTTCCGGGAGCAAATGACATAGACGGAACCTTAGGAGCTGCCGTCAAATTTAGCTGGGTTTGGTATTCTTCGAGTTCCGCATGAAGGTTTTCAATATAGACTTTCGTCACATTGTATTTTCTAAGTAACGTTTCCACTTCTTTGGTTCGTTTATCTGTCATCCTTTCTGTAGCCTCCTAATATCGTAACCGTTCTTCAACCATAACTTCAATTCTCGGTTTATCACTGTATATTTTTCCCGCATTAATTTCGCACACAATGCTGTCATCTTTTAACACCGTGCCGTTTAGTGCGTCCAGTATCCCTTTGATGTAATTATCCGTATCAGGTCTTGTTGTCGGTCGAATTTTAGCTTCTATAGCTTCTTTTCGTTTCTTTTGACTAAATCCACTCGGAATAGCTCGACATATTAATAAGTGTACTCTACACGGATTTTTAAACTGCCTAAAGCCGGGTTTTGCCAGTAACGGTTGTAGTTCTAATCTTATCAGTGCCTTATAGGCTTTGGACTTTATCGGATCATACGCCTTAACAAATCCGCCTTGCCGTGAGAACCTCGGGCGTCCCTGGGCAACCGGATTTCCATAAAGCGTCATTAAAATTCTCCGTACCTTTTCTGTTTCCTCATACTTTATCGGCATTTATGCTCTCCTTTAAAACGGGATTTCTTCCTGAACCGATTCGCCCATATCTTCAAAGCCAGTAGCAGCTTCCTTTTTTCTCCACTTGTTCAGTCTTTGTCCTACCTCATCCGCTAAGATATATGTACGGTATTGATTCACACCGTCTTTTTCATATACGTTAGTCTTCATACGGCCGATTATGATAACCGCATCCCCTTTGTGCAAATCTTCATAGATAGAATTAGCCAAATCATTCCAGGCTTCAACATTCACCCAATCGGTAGCCTGTTGGTACTCCCCGTTTTTATCTTTATAATTTCTATTTATGGCAACTGACAAACTAACAACCACATTGCCGCTTACCGTTTCTCTTCGTTTAGGGTCTTGCCCCATGTTACCTACAATAATGACCTGATTCATATTCATTCTCCTTTCGGAACTAATTCAATACAACTCGTTCTACAATTTCACCATTTTTCGATAAATACAGCTGTACCTTATTTCCACATTCATCAAGCTGCATGTCCGTACTTGCATAATGTGTCAGTATCGCTAAGTTTTTCCGAATTACGCTATCAGGAATATCCGGCCAAAGACTACGCGCAAACGTTCTTAACTTACGAGGAATAGGTTGCTCATACTTCTTTTCTCTTAAAGCTGCCAACCTGGCTATTAAAGCTTGTACATCAATTTTATGTCTCGGCTTACTATATTCGGCTATCTTTAAAGAAGATCGTTCGACTTCTGCCCGTGCACTAAGCTTCTTATCCAGTATTTCTTTTATGGTTGCCAAGGACGGAAAAAATTTCTCCCGTTCAATTGTAATTTCTACTGCATCGGCGACATCCTGTTCATCGTACCTTGCAAATATTTTTTCAAAATTTTTAAAATATCGAGTCCTTTCATCATTATCTCTTAATTGGTTCGGATATGAACCGCAAATCAGAGACTGGATAAAGTCCATACTTCCGCTCGTAAACATTCTCTAGGACCCCCTTTGCCGTAGTTTTCGTTTATGCTCTTCACGTTCACGCATAAAACGCTCGTAATCTTCTGAATGCTGCCACTGATTCCGGGAACTTTTATGGTTTTCAGAAATTCCTTCATCGTACCCATTGGCTTCCCAACGGTTAAGAATACCAGTAATATAAGCTAGGCTTCTTTTATTTCTCACAACGGCCCTTTCAATAGCTTTATGAACAAAAGCATCACCATGAGTTTCAACCAAAGCAATAAGTTTATCCTTTTCAACGAGAGAGCTGACGGGATGAATATTAGAACTGTAATACCCCATAATTTCATCAGCCGCAGCGGAAGTCCTTTCTTCTCCTTCTTCTTTACTTTCCTTTACTTTACTTTCCTTTACTTTACTTTGTGGATTATCGTCTACATTTACGGGGTTATTGTCTACATTAACTAGGTTTTTGTATACATTAACGTTTATGAGCAGAAATCTTGCGTCGTAACGGACTTCCCTTCTGCGGGAGGCCGCCTCAAAAAAGCGGCTCTGTATCCCTTCAGAAGTAAGTACGCCGTAGCATTCGTACATATTGGCGTTAAAGAAATCCACCTGCACCGCCTTGTCGACAGTCGCGGTAACTGCGCCCTCGCTAACCCCAAGCTCGTCAGCAATTAGAAAGGACATATCAGGACTCCACCGAAGGAAATACCCGTCATTACGATAGATATTAGCCAGCAGGCTGATTAGCACCGGGATAGATTGTATTCCGCACGCTCTCATTATTCTGCGAATCTTAACGTCCTGCAAAAACCCGACATCCAAAGGATAATAGTCTAACCCCTGTTTTATCGGCCTTGCCATAGGGTCTCCTTTTGAACGTTATTCGGAAATAGACGCTTCTAAAATTGCATCATCTTTTTTCTCCTGTTCTGTCCGTGTATCCAATACTTCTCCTGTCATCGGATCTACATTGTCGGGAACCGTTTCAGCTTCTGTATCAATATAATCCATTTCATCAGGCACATCACTCATGTTTTTAGCAATGTCTTTCTTAATGGTCCCATCAGAACTCATTTCTCTTACAAATTCAGTCTTAAGCGGGGCGTATTTCAAGCACTTCTTAAGCACCGTCTTTTTGGCCATCTCATCAAAGTTGCTGTTCCAGGGACTATAGTTACTGCCGGAAGCTTTGCTATACTTTTGAGCATGCTTTTTTATATCTTCCACACTCATAACTTCAAATCCGTATCCGCCCTTTTGAGTATGAAATACAGCGTAGTAGGCAATAACACTTCCTCGATTGCTGGTAGCCGGTATATGCTTAAGCTTCGGCTCAAGGCCCAACTCGTATTCAAAAACATCGTTTTCATATACTTCATGAGCTTGGATGTCTTTTACTTCACCGCTTCGATAGGCCAAGTCAATAAGCCCTTTGTATCCCAGTTGAAATTGGCATTCCAGGGCTCCTTTATTCTTGCTGTTTCTGTACGGAATTAAGTAAGCCTGTCCAAGCGGAGTATTCGGTTCTACCCCCAACTGTGCTGCTTGCATCATAGCCCCGAGAAAACTGGTCGGCGTACACTCCTGCAGCTGAGTATTGCTGCTCATAGCTGTTAAAACCATGCGAGTAAAACGTTCTTTCGTGATTACGGTAGGCAGCGCTTTCTGGATTTGGTCTTCCATCGATACTACTAAGTCCTTCATGTTCCTAACGCCGTCAGTTTTGTTACTTTTTGCGGTCATCAAACCGCCCTTTGTGGTCGCCATTAATAGGTCCTCCTTTATATCTTAAATACCCTTATCGGGCTACCCTTCTTACTATATTTTTCATATATATCCGGAAGTTCCGTCTTAAGTTTCTTACTATCAATTGTCGTTCTGCCGGCTT